GAGTTGTTATTACACCTCTTGATACTCATTTAATGTCTGCTATTGTAGGATTATACTTTGGAGGGAGCTTAGTTAAAAAATAATGGCAACATCAGGTACATATAATTTTGATTTAGATATAGACGAAGTAATACAAGAAGCTACTGAGATGATTGGTGGCGAAGAAACACTAGGACATACTCCTCAATCTGCCAGACGTTCAATTAATTTAATGTTGAATGATTGGCAGAATAGGGGTATTTCCTTATGGTCAATAGGAACAACTGTAGTAACTGTAGCTGATACTGTTACTTCAGTATCTTTAGCTGATGAAATCATAGATGCATTAGCTATTACATATTCAACAAGTGTATCAGGAACTGATATAGCATTAGAAAGAATATCCAGAGAAGAATATCATAATCTTCCTAATAAGAATCAAGCAGGAAGACCTACACAATATACAGTACAACGTACACGTAGTAATCCTACTATAATGTTATATCCTACACCAGATAATTCTACTGGTGTTTTGAATATAGAATACTTTAGACAATTACAAGATACAGATAAATCTGCAGGACAAAATGCAGATGTACCTGTCAGATACTTACCAGCTTTAACATGTGGTTTATCTTATTATTTAGCAATGAAAAGACCAGGTATTCCAATGGATAGAATACAAATGTTAAAAGCAAACTATGATGAGAAGTTAGCATTTGCTATGGAAGAAGATAGAGAAAGAGCAAGTTTATTTATTAAGCCTAAGATAGGATATATTTAATGGCATCTAATCGTAAAGCTATGGCTATGTGTGATCAATGCAGTTTTGTATATCCACATAGAGTAATGCAATTAAATAGTTATGGTATGGTAGTTTGTCAAGAATGTTTTGATGGTGCATATGATTTAAAAAACCATCCACAAAATAAAATAGCAAATGTAAGAGATAATCCAGTAATTCAAAACCCAAGACCTGATACTGGAGGTAGAAATTTAGAATGGCAACAAGCACATTTTGATTGGGATGATAGCACAATAAGATATTGGGCTAATGTATAGGAGCAATAAATGAGTACATTAACAGGTAAACAAGTTTCACAGACATATAAAGAGTTATTAAAAGTAGCTGTAAGTGGTAATACTGGTGTTACAGGTGATTTACAAAATATACAATCAGGTGATGGTACTAATTCAGCATTACAAATATCTACATCAATTATAAATGTTGCAGGTAAATTTGGAGTATCGCAAGATGCTTCAGTATCTGGTGATTTATTTATAGGTGGTGCTGTATGTGCATCATCAGCTTTCTTTTCAACTTTTAATGTTACTAATGTTACAGCAACTGGAGTTGTTGCAGATAAGGTTTGTGCATCAGCTTTCTATGGTGATGGTTCTAATTTAACTAATGTTCCTACATCAGGAGATGTATCTGTATCTACATTACGAGTTACAAATGATGCAACTATTGGTGGAGCTTTATCTGTAGGAGGTGCTGTACATCTTGCATCTACTTTAACAGTAGCAGGTAATACAACATTAACAGGAACTTTAGGAGTTGGTGGAGCTGTTAATCTTGCAAGTACTCTTACAGTAGCAGGTAATACTACATTAACAGGAACACTTGGTGTAGGTGGAGCTGTAAATCTAGCAAGTACTTTAACAGTTGCTGGTAATACAACATTAACTGGCACATTAGGAGTTGGAGGTGCAGCAAACTTTGCAAGTACTGCAACAGTAGAAGGTGCTACACATTTACAAAGTACACTATCAGTTAATAGTGCTGCAACATTTAATAGTACAGTTACAATAGCTGGCGAAACACATATAAAAGATGATGTATCAGTATCAGGTGGTTTAGTAGTAGGTGGAACAGTAACGATAGCAGGAGCTAATGTTCAAGCATCTAATGCAAAAATATGTGCTAGTGCTTTTTATGGTGATGGAGCTAATTTAACAAATGTACCTTCAGGAGCTATATCAGGAAATATATCTGTTAATAATGCTACTATAGGTGGTACTCTTTATGTTGGAGGAACTGCTACTATTGTAGGTAATACAACATTAACTGCTAATTTAGGAGTTGGTGGTACATTTACTGCTGTAGGTAAAGCTGAATTTGATGATGATGTTTGTGTATCAGGTAATACAGTATTAGTGGGTAACTTAGCTGTTGGAGGTACAACAACTATTACAGGTAATACATCATTAGGTGGAACATTAGATGTTAATAGTAATGTATCTATAGGTGGTAATACTAATATTACAGGTACTGTAACTATAGCAGGAGCTAATGTTCAAGCTGCTAATGCTAAAGTTTGTGCATCTGCTTTTTATGGAGATGGTGCTAACTTAACAAATGTACCTGTAGCTATATCAGGAGATATATCTGTTGATAATGCAACTATTGGTGGTAATTTATACGTAGGAGGTACAGCAACTATAGTAGGTAATACTACTATGACAGGAAATTTAGGAGTTGGTGGAACTTTAACTGCTGTTGGTAAAGCAGAGTTTGATGATGACGTATGTGTATCAGGTAATACAATTCTAGTAGGAAATCTCCATGTAGGTGGTACAACAACTATTGTAGGTAATACAACTCTTACAGGTAATTTAGGTGTAGGAGGAACAGTAACAGTAGCAGGAGAAGTACATTTACAAGATGCAGTAAGTATAGCAAGTACATTAGTTGTAGGAGCTAAAGCAGAGTTTGATAATGATGTTTGTGTATCAGGTAATACAGCTCTTGTAGGAAATTTAACAGTTGGTGGCACAGCAACTATAACAGGTAATACAACTATAACTGGTAATCTAGGAGTAGGAGGTACATTCAGAGTATCTACTAATACTTCATTAGAAGGAACATTAGTTGTTGGTGGTAAAGCAGAATTTGATGATGATGTTTGTGTAAGTGGTAATACTATATTAGTAGGAAATTTAGCTGTAGGAGGAACTACTACAATAACAGGAGCTGTATCATTAGGAAGTACTTTAGATGTTAATAGTAATGCATCTATAGGAGGTACAGCTAAAATAACAGGTGCTACTACTATTACAGGTAATTCAGGTTTCTTAGGAACTGTAAGAGTATCAGGTGCTACAAGCTTAGAAGGTACTTTAAAGGTCGTAGGAGGAGCAGCAGCAGCTGTTTGTGCAACAGCTATTAATGGAGTAACCTCTGTATCTCTTAACTTTGCTACAGCACAAAATTGGACAACAACAGTTACTGCAGGACATACATTAGCTAAACCAACTAATTGTGTTACAGGACAAACAGGAAGTATATTCTTAACACAGAGTGGAGGAAGTGGTACAATGGCTTATAACGCAGACTTTAAGTTTATAGGTGGTACAGATCCAACCTTATCAACAGGTGATGGTGCTGTAGATAGATTAGATTACATAATAGTTTCTGCTTCAAGTGATGGAGTAGGTGGAGATATTCAAATGATAATTTCACAGGCGTATGCATAATGGGTGTATTTCAAAATAATTTAATGGGAGCTGCAGCAGCAGCAGCATCAGCAGGTGGTGGTGATTTCTATAGCCATCAAATAGCTAATAGTTGTAGGTTTAATAGAGCTGATGGTTCTTATTTAAGTAGAACTATACAATCTGGAGGTGATTTAAGGAAATGGACTTTAAGTTTTTGGTTTAAATTAACTGCAAGTGCAGGATTTGATGGTGATCAATATTATTTAATGACAAGTAAATTATCTTCTTCTTACGATAGTTTAATTTTTGATGTAGATTCAGATAATCTTTTTTATTATCAAGTAGCTGGTGTATATTTAAAACCTAATGGTGCTTTTAGAGATACGTCAGCATGGGGACATTTAGTTATTGTATATGATAGTGATAATGGAACAGCAGCAGATAGAAGAATTATGTATTTAAATGGCACAAGAATGTCTATAAATGATTCACAATCATTAAGTCAAAATACAGATTCTAAATTTAATAGTAATTCAGTTCATTATATAGGAGCAAGACAAGATAATAATTCGTCTTATTATGGAGATTATTATTTAGCAGACGTTGTATGGTCAGATGGTTATGCCTATGCAGCAAGTGATTTTGGTGAAACTAAAAATGGTGTGTGGATTCCCAAAGAATTTTCTGGAAGTTATGGCACAACAGGTTATCATTTAAAATTTGAATCAAGTAGTGATTTAGGCAATGATTCTTCTGGTAATAATAACGATTGGACAACTAATAACATATCAACACACGATCAACTGCTAGATAGTCCTACCTTTGGTAGTTCTAATGGTGGTAATTATTGTACTATGAATCCTTTAAATAGTGGAAGTAATAATACATTTAGTGAAGGCAATCTTAAAGTAACAAACTCTAGTGGTGGTTGTACTGCTCTTGGAACTATGTCTTTAGTAACTGGTCATAAATGGTATTTTGAAGGTAAAGTTACAGGTTCTGGTAATAATTGGATAGGTATCATAGAAGAAAATGGTTATACAAATAGTGCTAATACTAATTCTTCTATAGCAGGTAGTGCAGGTTTTAATAATTATTTATATGCATATAATGGTTCAATTTATTATGGAGCTAATTCATCAGCTACAGGTGCAACTATAACAACAGGCGATATAATAGGTGTGTTAGTAGATTTAGAGTCTGCTACTAATACTATACAGTTTTATAAAAATGGTGCTGCACAAGGAAGTGCATTTAATTTAACTGGTACTGGAATTAATTATACACCTATGTCTGATAGAGGTAGTAGTACTGGTAATGGTTTCTGGTTTAATTTTGGACAAGAAGGTACTTTTGGTACAGGTTCAGGTGGTGGAAATAGTGATGTTAATGGTTATGGTGATTTTTATTATGATGATGGAGCTGCTGCTAAAGCATTATGCACAGCCAATCTACCAATAGCAGAGGAAATAGATCCTGCAGAAACTGATGATGATTATCCACAGAAATTGTTTACTGCTTTAGCATACTCTGGAGATAATGGAGGTAGTCAAACAACTGGATTCCAACCAGATTTAGTATGGATAAAAGCTAGAAGTACAAGTCAAAGTAATGGTTTGTGGGATAGTTCAAGAGGAACTACAAAAGTATTAAATTCAAATGAAAGTGATGCAGAAGCTACATCTTCTGGTTTAACAGCATTTGGTTCTACTGGTTATACTATGGGTACTTATTATAATCAAACTGGTAATACTTATGTTTCATGGTCTTGGAGAGCAAATGGTGGAACAACCTCTACAAATAGTACAGGTTCACATAATGCTACACAACAAGTTGATCCTAGTGGTGGTTTTAGTATTTCTACTATGGCTGATACTGGAGGTAATGTTACTGTAGGACATGGATTATCAAAAGCACCCTCTATGTTTATAGTAAAAGGTCGTTCTGGAGCTACTACTTGGGGAGTATACCATGAAGCTATAGGAGCTACTAAAAATTTAAATATGAATACTGATGGTGCAGCAGGGACATCTTCTTCTTATTTTAATGATACAGCACCAACATCAACTGTTTTAAGTCTTGGAGCTTCATGGAATGGTGCAGGAACTCTTGTAGTTTATGCGTTTGCAAATATAGAAGGTTATTGCAAAACAGGATCATACATAGGAAATGGAAATGCAAATGGTTCATTTGTCTATACTGGATTTAAACCTAAAATGTTATTTGTCAAATTAGTACCTAGTGCAGGTAATTGGTGGGTTGAGGATACAGCTAGAGATACATATAATCCAGCAGATAAATATATTGCTTGGGATAGTGATGGTGCAGAAGCATCTGGTATTGATATTGATTTTTTAAGTAATGGCTTCAAAATACGTAGTTCAAGTGGTGATTTTAATGCTAATGGTTCTGCTATTGTTTATGGAGCATGGGCAGAAAATCCATTTAAATATGCAACAGCAAGATAGGAATAAAATATGTGGGCACGAATAGAAAGTAATAAAATAGTAGAATACTATGATAGAAAACAATCTATAGTATTAAATGAGGTACGTTACTCTTCTCAAATATTTACAATATGGACAGATGCACAACGTAAAGATCTTGGTATCTTACCTATTGTAATTTCAGGATCACATCTTGATACTAATTATTATATAGAAAAGAATCATTCAGATGCAATAGCAGGAGATGGTAATAGTGTTATAAGAACTATTGGAGTTAAAGCTGCTGATAAAGCTTTAGCTGATGTTAATGAAGTATGGACACAAGATGATATAGATGATGGTCAAGCACCAGGTGGTACAAGTGCTAATGATCCTAAATTAGATAGAGATGGTAATCAAATAATTACAAGAGGTTTAAAATATCAAGCTATACAAAAAGTTAAAAAACAACAAGAAGGATTTTTATCACAAACAGATTGGTATATAATACGTAAAGCAGATGCAGGTACAGCAATACCATCTAATATACAAACATGGAGAAATGCAATACGTGCTGATGCAACTAGAATAGAAACAGCAATAACTAATGCAGCAGATCTGGATGCATTTATAGTATTACATACAACGACTTATAAAGAAGATGGAACACTAGATCAACTAGCAACTGTAGCTTCATGGACAGAATTAGGAACATAATATGAAATATATATTA